GAATCTAGTGTTAGCTTCACATCAGGTATTAATAGCACCTACAAAGAATACATATTTATTTTAAATAATATTCACCCAGCTACAGATAATGCAGAATTTGGATTTAATTTAAGTATAGATGGTGGTTCAAATTATAATGTAGCAAAAACGTCTGCTCCATTTAAGGCACTTCATTCAGAAAATAATTCAGAGGCAACATTGGCATATGAGGGTGGTATTCAATTAGCACAAGGAACAGGGACACAATATGTTCAAGAAAATCTTGGTAATGATAATGACCAATCTTTATCAGGATATTTACATTTATTTGATCCTAGTAGCACAACTTTTGTAAAACATTTTTTATATGTTGGAAATGGAGCAAAGGGTAATGACCAATCAATTAATTTTTTTGTAGGTGGTTATGGGAATACAACATCAGCAGTGAACGCTATTGAGTTTAAAGCAGACAGTGGAAATATAGATTCAGGTACAATAGATATGTATGGAGTTCTATAAAAAATTATGATAATAACACAAACACAAGGAGAACAATATGCCAAGATATAAAATGGTAAATGGTGAGAGAGTACAACTCACAGCAGAAGAAGAAGCGGCAAGAGACGCAGAAGAAGCGGCTTGGACAGCTGGTGCAAAAGATAGATCAATGGCTAATCTAAGAGCAAAAAGAAATAATTTGCTTAAAGAAACAGATCACTATGGTTTATCTGATGTAACTATGTCTGCTGATATGGCAACATACAGACAAAATCTTAGAGATTTACCTGGTACTGTGGCTGATGACGCAACAGCTGCTGATGTTGATGCTATTACCTTTCCAACAAAACCCTAGTCATTAATATCAATATCAATACCAATTCATATCTGATAAGCAGAATGAATGAAGTATTTATTAATATTAAAGATTTGTTCCGCTTTGGCTCAAGAATGCACAAGTGAAATTCAATATACTTTACTATTCAATTCTTGGCTAGAATGTGCTAATGCTGGTTACTTACGAGCTATCGAAATTAATAATACTTTGGGTAGCGAGTTTGTTAATGGTAATCAAGTTATCATTAATTTTAAATGTAAATCTATGGAACAGGTATAGGAGAATTTATGGATAAATTTTTTAAGATGTTAGTAGAGGAAATAAAAATATTTTGGGAAGAATTAAAAGATGGTTGCAAAAAGAAAATCAAAAAGATTATCTGTAAGTGCAAAGGAAATTAAAGAGTACGCAGAAAAAAATAATAGCGTAAGAATATCTTATCATGAGAAAGTTTGTGCTGAACGTATGAAAACTTTGTTTAAAGCCATCGATGAGATGCGTAAAGATATAAAAGATTTAAGAGCTGATATGAATAAAGGTAAAGGCGCAGTTGCTTTTCTCGTTATTCTTGGTGGTTTTATAGCGACCATTGTAGGTTTTTTTAAATTCAATGGCTAAACGCAATAAAACAGCTGCTACTGGACTCTACAATGAACTCATCGCACAAGCCAAATTTGCACAAGATCCTGATAAATTAGTATTCGTACCAGCCATGGGTATTGGTCCAATCGATATGGTAGTATTAGATATTAACACAGGTGAATATCAAGCCTATGATGTAAAGACTGCAAACTATAGGAAATCTGACTATACCCCTAAAGATAAGTATGTTAGAAAGGCAGGATCATTGATAAATAGAGGCTTGACAGAACTGCAAAAAAAATTAAAGGTTAAGATATATTACAACAGATGAAACTTACAGCTAACATATCCCTAGACGAGCTTACCAAGTCGCAGATTGCTGAACGTAAAGGTATTAATAACAATCCCAATCCTGCACAAATAGAAAATTTAAAAGCATTAGCAGTAAATATCTTACAGCCTGTTAGATCACACTTTGATAAACCATTAATTATTTCATCAGGATTCCGTACTGCTCAACTTTGCATAGAGATTGGTAGTTCAGTGAATAGTCAGCACGTAGCTGACAACAATGCTGCCGCAGCAGACTTTGAGATACCTGGTGTAGATAATAAAAAACTAGCTCTATGGATTAGAAATGAATTAACTTACGACCAACTTATATTAGAATTTTATCGTGATAATGAACCAACATCAGGCTGGATTCATTGCTCTTACTCAACTGATCATAATAGAAATCAAGCACTAAGAGCTTACAGGGAGGATGGCAAAGTTCAATACAAGCCATGGATGGAATAAATGTGGTTTAACGTATTAGGTATGGGAATTAAGACAGCTGCCAAGCTGTATTCTGATAAGCAAAAAACTAAAGAAGCCTTGTCAGAAGCTAGACTACTTCACGCAGAGAAGATGAAGAGGGGTGAAATAGAATATAAAGGTAAAGTATTCGAGCATCAGAAGGGAGACTGGAAAGATGAGTTCGTTCTTATTGTTCTATCCACTCCCATCTTCATGTTAGCTTACTCTGTGTTTGCTGATGATCCTAAGATAGAACAAAAGATGGATCTATTCTTTGAAAAACTACAAGCTATGCCTTGGTGGCTAGTTGGTCTTTGGGTATCAGTTGTTGCTGCGATCTATGGTATCAAAGCTAGTGAGATAAAGAACTTTAGCAAATGAGTAATCAAATAACAAAAATGTTTTCTCAAACTTTTGGTACAAAGGTTACGTTAAAAGCACAGCAAGGATATGGCAAAAAGAAAACTAAATTTAGAAAAGCTACCACACGAAAGAATACCAAAAAAAACAAGTCTAGGTAGACGACCTAAAACATCTTCTATGAACAAGAATAAACGAAGATCATGGAAGGCTTACAACTCACAAGGTCGATGAAACCCATAATGATTACGCTATTATATTTAACTTTTGGTGGAGACATTAAACAGGAGAGATTTGAGATATTTACAAGTTGCAGTAGTTGGTTTAATACTAACGTAGCAGTATATGAGAAGAGGAAAAAGACCTTTCTATCCAATCATTACTATTACAAGTACCAAGATAAAAAAGTTATAGGTTATATTTGCGGAGGAAACGAACCACAATGAAGATAAGCGACAACACATCAGTCAGTATGCCAATTCGTAATATGGTTGCGATTGTGGTCGGTGTTGTTATGGGTGTGTGGGGTTACGCAGAATTAACTGCTAGGCTTACATCTCTTGAAACAAGTCGTGAGCTTATGCAATCTGATTTACTCAAAGCATCAGATCAGAAACCTGTGGATCAAGAACAATTTTTGATTATGGAATCAGCAATATCTGATCTTGAGAAAACAATAGTTCGTGTAGACGAGATGATGCACAATGGTGTAAACATACAAAGGATGATGAAAGATATTGATAGATTAAGAAACGATGTTGAAGATTTAAAAAATAAGGTAAGAGAAAATGGAAATAGTTATAGCACTTCTAATGTTTCTAAATAGTAATGGCACACCAGTTCTAAAAGAACATTTACTGATGCCTACAATGAGTGAGTGTTTGAAAAGAAAAAGAATTGCAATTAGAAGTTCAAACAATGCAGTGTATCAATGTATGCGAGTCAATGCTGTTGTTAAAGATGGTAAAATCATAAGTATATCTAAAGCAGATTAATGTATTGTATCTTATGGATGCGTAATGATAAGTGGGAGTTGTTCACAAATGAGATATGGGACACAGAAAAAGAAGCCACAAAGTATGCACTTAAAAAACACTTCAAGAAAAAGGATAAATGGAAAGTTGTAAATTATTTCAAAGAGTATAGAATGAAATCATGGCTATAACATACAGAGGTGAGAGATTTGCAGGGTACAATAAACCTAAGAATGATAGAACTAAAACTAAGAAGTTTGCTGTTCTTGCAAAGTCAGGTAACAAAGTTCGATTGATTAGATACGGAGATGCAAACATGACAATCAAGAAGTCATCTCCTGCTAGACGTAAATCTTTCAGAGCTAGACACAGATGTGCTACTGCTACGAACAAGCTCACTGCTCGTTATTGGTCATGCAAAAAATGGTAAAGAAAAAAACTTGGTCACGTAAAAACATCACTATCGTTTGTGGGTATTGTCTTATGTGTAAAAGACAGCTCTTGAGTAACGAGGGTGGATGGATTATAAATGCAGAGAAGAAACATTTTTGTGAACACTATGGTGAAAACACACAAAGCTGTTTCGATAAATATATAACAATAGGAGCAAACAATGCCAGGACACTACGGAAAGAAAATGAAAAAGCCTATGGCTAAAAAAGCTAAAGGCAAAAAAGGTAAAAAGAAAAAATAATGCCAAAGAAAAAAGGTAAGAAAAAATATACTGCAAAGCAGATGAAGATAGCTCGTGTAGCATTCCCTAGGGACAAGATTACAAGAGCAGACTTTGCCAAACTCAGAGGAAGAAAAAGAAATGGCTAAACTTTGTGCAAAAGGTAAAGCTGCTGCGAAGCGCAGATTCAAAGTATACCCCTCAGCATACGCAAATATGTATGCGAGTGGTGTATGTAGTGGTAGAATCAAACCTAAAAGAAAAAAGAAAAAATAATGTCAAAAGGTTTACGATCATGGGTCAGAGCCAACTGGGTTGATATTGCTAACCCAAAGAAAGGTGGTGGCTTTCCTAAGTGTGGTCGTAGTGGTGGTGAGAAGAGAAGAAACTATCCTAAGTGTGTACCTTTATCTAAAGCAAGAGCTATGTCACCAAGTCAAAGACGTGCTGCCGTATCAAGAAAACAAAGAGCAGAAAGAAGAACTCGTAGAGGTAAGAGACCTAACTATGCGAGGACTTAGCCAATTCTTTTTTAACGATCTCGTAATCTTTCCAAATAAATTCTAAAGGTTTCCACATACCTGTCTGTCTAACTTTCTGTCGTCTGTGATGTATAATTGTGGAATGATCGAAACTAAAAAAATCTCCTAATTTCGGTGTAGAGATTTTATAGTGTTCTAAAATATAATTTATAATTACAGATCGTGGCTTAACCATATAATTTAATCTTCTTCTACTCATAATAAGATTAGCAGATACATTGAAGTGCTTTGATACTGTGGCTAATATTTTATTAAAAGTTTCGTAACCAACAGGATGTTTATATTCTACTTCTTTTTTTATTCTATCTCGATCCTCTTTCATCTTATATTTATCAATGAGTGCTTGGCTCTTATAGACAAGATGTGTCTCAGCTAATCGATAGCCATTCTTAAATCCTGTTCTGTATATCTGTAATTCTCTTGTTGATAGTTCTCTAAACATGATAGCTTTCATGCCTAGTTTTATTTGTTTCTTTTTCTTTTGTATTTGTTCAAAGTGCATAGTCCCCTTTCAGTTGTTACCAACTTTTTCTAGTTGTTTTTATTTTTTAATAAGAGCTAGGCTCTCATTAGTTTGTCTGTAAGATCAGCAACTTTTAAATGAAGGTTATAACTTTCTGCCTTCAATTTATTAGCTCTCTGCAAATGTCTGACATACAATTTACTTTTCTTTCTTTGTAAGTCCCTCGTCTTTTGCAGGTCTTGCTTGATCTCCACCATTTGGTTCTCGACCATTTTCCTCCTTCACTTTTGTAAAATCAAATTTTAAATTATTGATTTTCACTTCTACAAACTCACCTTTATTTTGTGGGTCAGCAGCCTTCTCAACGTCATCAAACTTTTCTATATAAGTAAAGTTTGCTTCGCCATGTTTGTATCTTACAATATTTTTAGCCGTTTTGTCAATCATTATAGTCTCTCTCCAATATAAATTCTAGGTTTTGTATGGCTTTTAGTATATCCTCTTTTCC